GAACACAACGAGTTGATATGGTCCACCGTTATACAACCACTCGTCGAGGGTTGCAGCTTCCCAGATTGGGTAGAAGTGAAGACCGATTGCGTTAGATGATGGGACGACTGCCCCTGATATGATGTTGTTTCCATAGAGTAAAGAGCCAGCAACGGGTTCACGTATACCATCTATGTCAACAGGTGGTGCAGCTATGAAAGCTACAATAAAAGCTGTAGTAGCAGTTAAGAGTGCAGGGATCATAAGTACTCCAAACCACCCCACGTAGAGGCGGTTGTCAGTACTCGTAACCCAGTCACATAAACTCTCCCAGTTGGTATTTGGTTTTGTTAGTGTGGCTGTAGTCATTTAATTAAAAAGAGTATTTTGCTCCTAGTTTTGTACCGTAGGTGTTGTCAGCGTCTTCCACTTGTGCGAAAGATACTTCACCATAGAAGCCAAGTTTATCTGTAGGTGAGACCGAAGCACCAAGCTTCCCAGAGAAATTAGACTCTGAATCAACGCCATCAGCAGCATTAATTGTCTTACCGCCTTGCACGTAGTATGCAAGATCACCGACATTGTTTTCATAACCTATGTGTAGGTCGGTAGCACGAGATGTGTAATCTGTACCAGTGTAGTTAGCGTTGCTTTCAACGTTAACATATGGTCCTGCAAGAACAGGACTAGAGAATAGTGTAGCTGCGAGAGCTAGTGTAATTTTTTTCATTTAAAATATTCCAGGGATAATTTGTCCAGTCGTGGCGTATGCTCCTAGAGCAGAGATGATGCCAATCATGGCCCAGCGTCCGTTCTGTAATTCAGCGTTGTCGTTCATAGTGTATTCGATAGGTGCTTGAAGTGCAATTACTTCTGTGTCGTTCATTAAAATAATGAGTAAGTTGAAGGGCGATGATGAAAGTTCAGGTCGCCACGATATACTTATGCATTTACTGAGTTCGGTCCCTTGGGTTTTTTAGCTTGAGGTCTAAACTGTTTTATAATTTTCAGATGTCCAGGTCGGTTATCATCCAATACAGTTTGATGTCCTGACTCACTTAAGCGTCTTATGTTATTTGATGCCATTACACATTTACTGGATTAGTTTTTTTAGCTGATGCTTTCAACTTTGGATATAGTTTAACAGCATCTTTTAATTTTTGTACGTCACCTGCTGCATCTTTAACAGCTTTGTCAAAGGCTCCGTGACTTTTTCTTAGAGGATCATATACCATAATGTCTAAGCGTTTGGACTATTAGTTTTTTTATATCTTGCTAGTTTAGGTGGTGGTACGAATGGTCCTTTCTTCTTTGATGGGTCGTCCCACTTTTCACTAGGAACTCCACCTTCTCCCTTAGCTTGTAGTCTCCAGTTAGGATTCTTCAAATCATTTCTACTTCCACCACGGGTACCTCTAATGGTACCCTTGATTTCTCCTTTCAGATTCTTTTTAATCTTTGGTAATTCTGCCATGTTAAAACTCCAAGTTGTCAGATCGTTCTAGTTTAGCGATAACATCTTGCCTATAGGCTGGGTCGTTATCATACCTTCTGTCACTCATAGCTGCAACTAATTCTGCTTGGCTACGATAGACATCCTTTGTTTGTGTGGGTGCTTTACCTGTTAACATTGTACCTTCATATCCATTTGAGTTTTCATACTGTGCTTTGAGTCCAGAGACTGCTAGTTTGATAGCTTGAACACTACCTGAATTTACTATATCATCAAAAGCTTCAATAGAACTTTTGTCTAAATTCTCACCAGCCCACTGTACCATATTATTATAGGCTGTCTCTCCGCCAGCAGCATTCTTAACTTCATTTATTGCAGCAGTACTTAGGTCTGCTACCTCTGCTTCTTGCGAAGCTTGTGGTAGATCAGCTTGTACTTGCATGTAAGCTTCAACTAATTCTTGGCTACTCATGCTAGAGAACTTAGCTATAGTCTCAGCTGTAAGTTCTCCTTTCTCACTGAATTCAGTAGAGGCTGATGTTATTAACTCAGCCGCTGCAGAAGGTGGTGTAGTTTCTTTCTCTTCTTCGCTGTCTTCTTTGGACTCAGCAGGTTCGGAGTCCCTAGCTTCTTCGCTATCTTCATCACCTTTTTCTCCAAGTTTCTTTTGAAGTTCTCCATAGGCTTTCTCTAATTCTTCTGCTGACTTATACTTACCAGCAAATAACTGTTCTTGTTCTTGTTGTATAGATTCTCCTAGTTGCAGGGAGTCTTGTTCTTCAGCTGTTAAGGATACGCCTTCAGCTTCTCCGACTACTTCTGCTTGTGGAGTTCCATCCACTGTTAATGTTTCTGCCATTTATTCTTGAGGTGGTTGTACTGCTTGTGTTAGATTATCAATCCTTTCTTCAGCTTTAGGATCTTTAGATACATCCATCAATGGTGTACTAGCTAATTGACCTGCTTGATTTACTAAGGATTGTTGAGCTTGCTGCTGTTGAGCTTGCTGCATTTCTTGTCCTAACTGTTCATCAGTCTTAACAAGATTAAGTATATCTATACCTTGTGATGCTGCTAATCGTTTGATAGCTTCACCAGGATTAACATACTTCATTATAGTTTCTGGTCCTAATGTCTGAGCTATGGTACCCATGAATGATGTCAATGCTTGAGCATCTTGACCACGACCTAACTGATTAACACCAGCCACGATCCTTGGTCTTACATATTCTTTAGGTAACTTAGGTATCTCATTAGATCTCTGAAGTACTAGCAACGTTCGGTCTAAATAAGGTATTAAGAACTCAACTGTTAGTAACGAGAATAAACCACCGAGGGCTTGTTCTAATTCAAACTGAGTCATCCTTACTTCTTCTGCTGTAGTACGCTCTGAGTCTCTTACATTAAGTATTAAGAAACCTTCTGATATTCTTTTCTCTAATCCCATCATCATCTGTGAAGCTGTTTGGAAGTCAGCAGTCTTACCTACTTGTACTACTCCAACATCTTCTGGTCTACCTTGAATGATAGCACCGTTACCAGCTTTGGATAAGGTTTGTGGTTTAGTTGTAGCTGAAGGTGATACTAAGAATACTACTTTAGCAGCTACCGCAGACCCTTCAACAAGGGCTTGTGATAGTCCGTTAAGTGATCTAAGATCTCCTATGAACTCTTCTACTCTACCTCTTCCATAATCTTCACCATCTACTGTATTGAATCGAAGAACTAACCATGGATTTGCATTCTTTGGTGCTGTACTACGGCTATCAGGGATGATCATATCATCTACTTCTTGATGCCATACCCAGCGACCACTCTTGGGTTCCATCTTAACGCATGTGTATACTTCTGCGTCGTCTTCATCTGAACCTGCTCCCTGTTGATTAGGGTCGTTAGGGTACGAGGGTTTAGGTTCTATACCTAGTACCTTTCTACTAATTATTTCTTTAGTAACTATTTCTATTACGTTACCATTACCATCTCTGTTGACAACATATCTCTGGAGTGGAAAATGTTTTAGCCCATCCTTACCCATAAAGATAAGAGCATTACCTGATACAATCAGATGTTTCAATGCTTGATGTACTACTACTCTGTCATTTTGTGCAGCAATGTAATCTAGTATCATCCTTTCTATCTTAGCAAAGGATAAATCTAATTCACTTCTCATTGCTGGATCTAAATCTTCTCCTATCTTATCATCTCTGACTTGTAGTTTGAAGAAGCTTGTCTGCGGAGGGAGCAAAGCTAACATTAATTTAGCTGCTAAGGTAACTACCGCTTTAGCACCTACTGACTGCCAAGGCTGTGTTAAGTGCTGCTTCCCTCCCTTCTGACTTATATCATGTTGTACTAAATATGGTAAGGTAAGTTCTGAACATTCAACTGCTGTATCTAAGAACTGTGAACGTCCTGATGTTAGTTGACTGTATCTTTGACTTGCCTTATACATTTAATCCTCCTGATGATGTACCTGTTCCTGATCCTGTATTAAGATTAATTTTCAATTGATCTGTACCTGTTTTCTTACCAGCAGCAGGTGATGTTTTCTTAACCCCGCCACCATAAGCTACATCTGCTTTTGTATCTGGATCAATCACTTCTTTTTTAGTAGGTAAAGTAGTATCTTTATCTACTCTAGGTGTGATTGGAGGTGGTGCTGCCATTGGTGTGGACTTTGGTGCGCTAAATAGACACATGTTATTCTTCTAATAATTGTTTTACATATGCTACCACACTAGCTTGTCCAGCTCTGTACATGATAGCAGTTATATCTTCTTTTGGATGGATGGTGTGAGGTGGGAATTGATTTTCTAAATCTTCAACTAATTTTTCTAGCTTCTCCGAGTGAAGGTTAAGCGTACTGGGGTAGATTTGTGTTTGCATGTTCAAAGAAAGCTGGCATACGGGCTGATCTGGTGTCAGAAAGTTGAGGTGCCTTGCCCTCATACATTAATCGGTCACTAGAATCCAGCCAAAAATTTTTGTCCAAATATTTATCGGTAGTATTTATACCTAGAGGTTGGAAGATCCAATTAATTGTGGCCTTCCTAAGTTTGTCCAAAGAATTACTAGGGCGTAAACCCATAGCAGAACAAACGAGAGAATTACAGGCGACATGTATTTGTTCGTCTCTGGAAATATCAGCCGATACGGTCCTAAGACCTGGATCGCCACAAAACCTAAAGAAAGGTAAAATAACAAAGAAAATAGCACGTTCCGCTACCAATGCTTTTAATATAGTGTGGTCAGGGTGAGCTTCCCAGGCATCACGTAACCTGAGAGCTTCTGCTTCTGCTTTTTCATCAACGCCTATTGCGTTCGTGATATATGTAAGAGCGAGATCATGTTTGATCTCATCTGTTACGTTTGATTCTAGAAGAGTCCGTGCAGATTCGGGAACCTCTTTTTCAAGTGCTTCTGTAATAAACTCGCCAACTGGTAACTCCATATGGCGTATTGCGAGAGCACGGTAGACGGCCTCTTCAGCTCCGTGTTTAAGTTCACCAGCTGTAGTTTGGACTGGGTTCCAAGTTCTCTTTCTATTGAGTAATTTTTCATAAGGGTTTTTCATTCTTGACAATCGCAGGTTATCGGGTTTTCTTGTAAAATACCCTGCAAGTAAT